CAAAAGGAACTGGTTCATTGACCATCACCACCAACGTCTCTGTCGAAAATGGCACATCCTTCAACCAATCGGATGTTGTTTTCAAACTTCGCAGATTGTCCACAACCAAGCGTAACGAAATGAAGCTCCTCGCTCAAGGTCGTTGCTATTGCATCGTTAAGAACAACAACGATGAGTATTGGTTGGTAGGTAAGGAGTACGGATGTGATGTGACCGCTATGGTTGCCAACACTGGTACTGCGATGGGAGATTCCAACGGTTATGAAGTTACGCTTTCTGCTATCGAAGCGGAAGCACCTTACAAATTACAAGCTTCTGTTGTTACCGCTTTAGGTATCTAATTGATTCTTTGTTCATAGGCTAAGAAGGGAGGGCGATTGCTCTCCCTTTTTTTGTTACATATTTTTGATCTCGCTATTTTCAATAGATGTTAGTAATTGATAAAGCAGAATCCACAAATTGGTATTTAACGCTGACCGAAAAAGTCACGATTGCCAATCCATATTTTCTGTTTGCCTTCACTCATCGTTTGAGCAATGAACTCACAACGGTGATTTTGTCGGACATCTCAACTCACCCTGAGCGATACAATCAATTTGCGGTTGTAGAAGGTAGCACCTTCACGCTTGATGCTGGTGAATTTGAATACCAAGTTTACGCACAAACATCATCAACCAATTTGTCTCCAGCGTTGGCGAATGAATTGGTTGAAAGTGGAATCTTGAAGGTTGAATTTGATGTCACTCGCAACTACTATGAGGTGACGTTGAATGAGAAGATCTACGAGATTGAACAACCCACACAAATCATCTATCTACTTTTGGAAAGTGGCGATTTCTGCCTTCTTGAAAGTGGTGATAAAATCTTACTATAATGGCAGATCAAAAAATATCCCAATTAGCGACCATTGTCACGGTAGACAACGCATCGGATTTGTTTCCAATTGTTGATACATCGGCAGCGGAGACAAAGAAAATCACACCTTCAGCGTTGAAAACTGCATTGGCGTTGAACAATGTAGACAACACATCGGATGCAAACAAGCCTGTTTCAAGTGCTACACAATCGGCATTAAACGCCAAACAAGATACACTTGTCAGCGGAACAAATATCAAGACCATCAACGGCACATCAGTTCTTGGTAGTGGCAACATCGCTATCTCTTCAGCCGTTGCGTGGGGTGGTGTAACTGGAACGCTCAGCAATCAAACAGATTTACAAACAGCGTTAGATGGCAAGGTAGACGAAAATTCTGCCATCACGGGAGCAACCAAAACCAAAGTAACCTATGACCAAAAAGGTTTGGTAACTGCTGGAGCAGATGCAACCACAGCAGACATTGCAGATTCAACAAACAAACGCTATGTGACCGATGCTCAATTGGTAGTTGTTGGAAACACAAGCGGAACAAACACGGGAGACAATGCAACCAACTCGCAGTATAGCGGATTGGCTGCGAGTAAGCAGGATACTTTGGTATCGGGAACAAACATCAAAACAATTGAAGGTCAAAGTTTACTTGGTTCGGGAAACATTGATTTAGCAAAAGGCGATGTAGGTTTGGGCAATGTGGACAACACAAGCGATGCAAACAAACCCGTAAGCACAGCCACACAAACTGCGTTGGATGCTAAGACAAACAAACTGGTAGTAACCAACAGACAAACCGCATCCTATACTTTGGTGTTGAGCGATGCTGACAAATTGGTTGAGATGAATGTGGGGTCTGCTAACAACTTGACAGTTCCCGCATCCACTTTTTCAGCAGGCACACAGATTCTGTTGGCACAATACGGAGCAGGACAAACAACGGTTGTTGCAGGTAGTGGTATGACCATACGAAGCAACGGTGCAAAGTTGAAATTGAACGCACAGTATTCAGGTGCTACATTGGTTTTCGTTTCGGGAACTGAGGCGTATTTATTTGGAGATATAGCATAATGATTTTAGCAAGTCACGGAATTGTAGCGTCACAAATTGCTTCCTTTGATGCGGATGCAGTTGCGTTCTTTAATAGGGTAACAACTGCGGGAGGGTCTTTGTCATTGACCGAAAAACAAGCGGTTAACCAACTTGTATTGGACTTAAAAGCCAATTCTTTATGGACACCAATGAAAGCCATTTATCCAATGGTTGGAGCAAGTGCGGCAGCGTGTGCGCAGAACTTAAAGAGTTCAAGTTTTACAGGTACATTTACTTCGGGTTGGACTTTTGCGAGTACGGGGGCAACGCCTAATGGAACGAGTGCGTTTTTTAATAGCAACCTAAATCAATCGGGAAATTTAACGCCATCAAATAACCACATTTCAGTTTATTCACGCACAAATGCAAATGGCTCTTTGAGTTATAACACACAAGATTGTGGAATAACAAACAATGTAAGCTATTCTTTTCAAGTTTTAATTAGTAGAGGGCAAGATAAAGCAACTTGTGAAATGGGTTCTCAAATCATACAAGTTACAAATAATGATTCACGAGGGTATTTTTTAGGAACTTCAACAAGTTCTACAAGTGCTAAATTGTATAAAAATGGTAGTTCCATTGGCACAAGCACAACGACACAAACACGCACAATGTTTGCAAATAATGTGTATTTTGGCGCATCAAATGAATCAACATCAAATAATGCCGTTTGGTTCAGCCCAAGAGAAAACGCATTCGCTTCAATCGGTGACGGCTTAACCGACACTCAAGCATCAAACTTTTACACCGCAGTACAAGCGTTTCAAACAACCCTTTCACGCCAAGTATAATGATAGGATACATTCTAACACCCGAACAATACAACGAGGTACAAGGGCAGTTCTTTGCAACTGATATTTTTTTCAACTGCGTTGCCGACATCAATGGAATTTGGTTTTTGTTTCTATCCGAGCAAGATATACCATTGGTTGAAGCATCACAATACGCTTGGGTTCTTGACCTACCACAAGGCGAATACACACCACCACCTCCACCCCCATTCCCATACTAATGAGCACCGTTAAAAAAACCCCCTCACCTATCCCCGTTTCCTTTGATCAATTTCGTAAAAACCCGATTGCTGCCGTGGCTTTTTGCATGCTGTTGGCTGTTAGCTATTTGTACGTTGACTTGCGCTCGGGCTATAAAGAACAGATTGAAAAGAGCAACCAGAAAATAGATGCGTTGGATTTAAAGATAGACCGCCTAAGTTATGCGCTCAAGAAATCCGACAGCGCACTGGCTGCCGCGATCACTGAAATTAGGATAATGAATACAATGAGAAAGCTATGAAAAACTTTAGTTTGATTTTGTTTACTTGCCTCTTCTTAGGTTGGATTTGCACACCTATTCAGGCAGTACAGCAGCCGCCTTACGATGAAGTCGAGGCGATGCTTAAAAAGGTAGAGGCTAACCTGCAAACAGCGGGGCAAGCAACTAAGTTAGCGCAGACAATGAGCGAGCAATTAGTTGCAGAGAAAGTCGAAGAGAAAGCCGAGTTAAAGCAGGCAGTTGTAGAGGCAGAAGCTCAGACCATTAAAGCCCAGGCGAAGGTTGAGAAATACGCCGTTACTATGATGTTTCTAGGGGTCGATACTGCAATGGCTGAAATGGACACTGTGAGCATTAACAATATGCTCAGACTTAACGGGATGAAATAATGGCAAAGGCAAAGACTACAGCGGCCGCAAGTTGGCAGCCCAAACCAAAAAGAAAAAACAAGGGGGTGCACAGTAAGAACAACCCGCCAAAGAAAAAATACAAAGGACAAGGACGATGAAAAAAATAATGGAAATATTCAAAGGCGACAACGGCCAATTATCTAGCAAACGTTTTGTAGGGATCATTGGCGCTTTCGTTTTATTTGGAACGATGGCACATAACTCAATGTCGCCTCAAGACATTGCACCCAGTGCGGAGTTAGTTGCAGCTGTTGAATGGGTAACTATTTTGACACTCGGCTTTACTTCGATAGATAAATTCAGCGGCAAGCCTAAAAACGACGAATGAAAAACGGGGGCTTTTGGCTTGTTTGTTTGGCGGTGCTAGCAGTTTGCTTGTACACCATTACGAAAGTGCCACAGAAGCCCGTTAAAATCGTTCAGATAGATAAGGAGCTAGTGCTATTGCACGACACGCTTAGGCAAATTAAGTTAAAGTACATTGCCCTGCACGATACGCAAACTATTATCAATGAAAAATACGACACGCTTTACCTTACTCTGCATGGTGATACTTCTTGTAGCGCCACGTTGCGCCTACTCGCAATGCACCGACAGCTCGATAGTTGCGGCAAGTAATTTGTATCTGATTAAAGGTGCAGAGGCTCGCGAGAATCTTGCGCTTTGCAGGGAGTTCCGCAAGGTGGACAGTGCAGTGATTGCGCAGCAGGGGAAAATAGAAGCTAAGTTATTAGATCGCATACAGGCCACCGACAAACAGGTAACTAAATGGAAGCGCCTAACTTTTGGCGTTTCATTATTAACGCTTATTTTTGCTATACTATGACACTTGAGCAACTAAAGGCTACAATGGCCGCTAAGAAATATGCTTTCTTTGAAGGCGGTGAATACAATTTAAATATTGTGGGGATTAGGAATAGTTCAACGGGCAACAAGGTTACAAATGCCTTTGATGATTTGTTAGTAGTTGCTTATCAAGTTGCCGGCGCTTGGGTTATAAAAAAATATCCTATTACAACCGATAACGGCGGCGGAACTGCTCGCCTAGTTTGCAACCAGTACAGAGGTAGCCACGCGATAGGTTTGCATCAGGGAAAGTACGAGGCATTAAAACAATGCGGCCCTGTAACTGTGTATCGCGATTTTACAAAAGATGGAATTTACCAAACTGATAAAACAGAAACGGGAGTATTTGGAATTAACATCCATAAGGCTGGCGTTGACTCTGCCCGAGTGGATGATTGGAGCCACGGCTGCCAAGTCTTTAAGCGAGTTGCTGATTTTAACGAGTTTATGCTATTAGCAAAAAAAGCGGCCGCCTTGCATGGCAACCGCTTTAGTTATACGCTGATTGAGTCTAAGGATATCGTCAGCCTTTTGGGTTGATCTTAGCATTGATGGCGTCGACTGATGGAGGTTGTAGCGGGGTAATATCTATCACCTCTTCGCTAGTTTGCATACCCATTAATACCTCGGGGGCGTAGAGTCTGCCAAAGAAAGCAGCGGCGCGATACTTTAGCATTAGCTCAGGCATTGTAATCCATTTGCTGCCTGTCTTAGTTAGCCAACCCTCAGCCTTTGCCATTTCTAAGGACACTGTGGGGCCTTCTAATACCTCGCCCGTTTGTTTGTCAGTTGCTACCGCCTTGCACTTGTTTGCGTCGCCTACAAAGCGCAGGGTTGAGAAACGCCCGCAGGAGTTAAGGCTTGCAATAATAAAACTAGATCCCCAAGATGGTCGGCCGTGGATGATATGCAAGTTTTGCATAACCATAAGCGGACTGGCGCCCATACGGTTAGCCATTTCCAATGCGACTAGGGTATTGGCTACATTGTTTTTGTAAGTGGTAGGTACGAGGTCGGATGACGATAGGACTTTGGCGATGCGCTGGGCGTGTTCAAACTGAGCAGGGGCAAAGACTTGGCCCGTGAGTTGCTCGGTTGTGGTTAGTTCGGTGGTGTTATTTTCTGTTGTCATAGTTTATTTATTTCATAGTTTACATCAATCCAATAGGTATAAACTGCCATTGGTACATTTAATTGGAAGTCAAATGAATTGCATTGTATTTCTTTGACTATCTCATCCACGCAAATTAATGCGCAGGCAATAGCCTCGTTACGTTGTTGTAATCCAATGCCATCAAATTTATTTACCAACTCTTCGGCTTTTTCTTTTGGGGTCATGGCTTCCATATTTCTAATTTAGTTACAATTTCAGAATACCCCGACCAAATGCCGGACTCTTTGCAGAGCCTGTAGGTTAGTAAGTTCTTTTGATATTTTTGGCGGGCTTCCAGTATATCGTCCGCGCCTAAGTAATACACAGCGCAAAGGAACGGCGGGGCTTTTTCAACGGCAATAAAAAAGAAACCTTCGCAGGCTTTGCCCGTTGCAGCTTCGAGGCCGTCAGAATAAAAAGCGGCCTGCACATCGTAACGGTATTTTCTAACCGACTGAGCAAACCCGCGGGGGCTTGCGTCCTCAGTAGTTTTTAGATCCACTATTATATTATCTGGAGTAAGCCAGTCGGGGCGTGCTTTGCAATCTACCTCTATAGCTTCGTCGGTCCACTCTATCACCTCCTCGGCCTTGCCTGCATTGAGTAGG